TATATTGTAGTTATAAATACCACCACTTATATGTCCCCAAGGTGTGTTATTTAATGTCAAGGTATAGTTTAAATTATTTGGATAAAAATTATAAGTTGACTGAACACCATTAAAACTATAAGTGTTATAGGTTAAAAAAACAAGAGTGTCCAACCTTAGTTCCTCATTAAAATTTGTGTTTAAAACTTTAGTGATTACCCAAGTAGTATTTTTTAAAGTTATTGTTGTGTCAACAAAAGTTGTGTCGGTAATAATTGGTTGCGGATCTAAAGGTTGTTGTGGTTTCACCTCAACTTTTTTACAAGAAAATAAAACAAACCCTATAATAAATAAAATAAGTTTTTTCATGTTATACCAAAGTTTCTAATTTATTTCTCACTTGTTCTCCAATAGTTATAGGTGTCAGGTTTGTTAAAACAATTGACTCTTTTAAAATTTTATGTGGAATATGAACCAAAAACAAATTACCATCATAAAATGAAAGATCTTCTTTAAGATTTAAAGCACCATCAACCATTTTTAAAAATATCTTGAATTGAATTGGGTCAACAAAAGATTCAGATAGAATTGTACCAAAATTTTCGTTGATAATATTAATTTTGTGGTTTACTGGAGTTTTTATCATGTCTTTATTATTTCTACAAATGTAATAAAACTTTTGGTTCTAAAAAAATTATTTTAAAACTTTTTTAATAATATCATAAAGTTGTTCAACTTCTTTTTGTTTTGGTATGTCATATAATTTAAAATACTTACAAGATGTATGTTCATGACCATGAGTTGCATTATTTAAATCAGGTTCTTTTTTGTCTTTGGTATTTTGTAAAAATACAAACATCATTCCTCTTTTGGTTCCGTCATCATTAAAGTTATCTATAATTCCAACAAGATCTAAGTCTGTATTAATTTCAATATCAGTTTCTTCGTGAAATTCTCTTATAGCGGCTTGACCTGGCGATTCACCATTTTCAATACCACCACCAGGTATTGACCAAATGTTTGGTAATGTTTCTTTTGGTCCTCTTTTACAGAGTAAAACCTCATCCCCATATTTAAGAATGACACCAGCACTTTTTCTAAACTTATTCATTGATATTTATAAATATGAAAGTAAAAATAAATAATAACTTATTTGATGTTAAAACTCTATTAACTTCAAAAGATGCTCAAAAGGGTATGATGGGTAAAAAATTTGATGGTTATGATGGTATGTTATTTTTTATGAAAAACGAACCTCATTCTTTTTGGATGAAAAACTGTGTTATTCATTTAGATATTATTTACATACATGATTACAAAATTGTAAAAATACATCACAACTGTAAACCTTGTTTTGAAAATGATTGTGATAACTACAAAGGTAATGGTGATTTAGTACTTGAACTTCCTGGTGGAACTTGTAAAAAATATAATATCAAAGAAGACAATGAAGTTACTCTGCTTTAAAATAAATCTATTTTAACTTGTTTCTTTTCATCAACAAAAGTCTGAACTCTACCTCTCGCAACATCACAATAGTTTGGACTTAATTCAATTCCCAACCATCTACGATCTAATATTTCTGCCGACACCATAGATGTTCCGCTACCAGCAAATGGATCCAAAATCACATCGTTTTTGTAGGACAATATCTTAATCGCCTTTGTTGGTATGTCCATCGAGAAAGTTGCCTTGGTGAGTGATTTAGTATCTGCAAAGTAATTCCACTGACCAAAAACAAGTTCCATAAACTCTTTCTTATCTTTTTCTTCATATACAATTTTTTTCTTTAATGTCCCGTCTTCCTGTTCAATCTCAGTTGGGGCTCCTTTCCATTCTGGTTCACCTTTAACCTTTTTAATGTGGTTTTTTTTGTATGCTAATATCACACATTCTTTTGGATTATAAATATATGGAGAACTGGGACTCATCCAAGATCCCCATGCGGTTGTCTTACTTCTGTGGGGAGAATCTTCTTCTAAATCCACAATTCCAAAGAATTTAAATCCAACTTCTTTCATTATTTGATAAAATTCTGAAACAAAAAATACTCTACCTCCCCTATCTTGAACATTCACTTCGTAAGGAATGTTAATTGAGACTCTACCGTCATCTTTAATCAATCGGTAAGTTTCTGTTAACCATTCTTTTGTCCAACCCCAATACTGGTCCATAGGTAAGTTATCGATGTGCATATCATATTTAATCCCACAATTATATGGTGGTGATGTAACAACCAAATCAACACTACCTTCAGGTAAAGTTTTCATTACCTCAATACAATCTCCATTTATAATTTTTCCTGTTTCTATCATTTTTAAAATATATTTTTTATCATTATTTAAACTATTTCTGTAATTATTTGAGCTAATTTATATCCTGCAAAAGCTCCTGACGCAGCAGATCCAGGAAGAACTATAAACTTTCCAAGAATTGTGTCATATTTCTTTCTATTCACAATATAAGAAATTAAAATGTAATAAACAATATAGTTTATTAAAACTAAAAAGTCCAGTTCGTTTGCTACAAACACAACAATAGAGTTCCCAAGAAACCCCCACATAAAATTTATAAGAGTTTCTCGTAGTAATTCACTTGGTGTTGTGATAGCATCTAAAACTGAAATTTCTTTACTAAACCCTGTTTTATTTTTCGATGTTTTTGATGTGGTGTTGGAGGTACCAAAGGGCTTTTCTGAGGTCTTCAAGTTCTGTATCTTTTCTTTTTTTTCCTGCACGACTAATATATTTTATTGCATTTCCTAAACTAAACCCTAAATCCCAAGCGTCAATCACCTTGATAACTTCATATTCATTATTTTCTCCTCCGTAATGTTGAGGATGGTTTACTTGTTCTATTTTTGGTGGGGGACACTGACAAAGTCCGGTGCCGCCACATACACAGTCATTATCCATTATTCTTCTTCTCTATATTCTTTTAATAACTCATCGTTGGGCATTGTTCCGTATTTCCCATTAAGACCATCCATATCAACAAATGAGGTCATCATATTTTTTGTATCGTATATTTGTTGTGTAACATCAAGTGATTTAACAATTTCACGAATGATCTTGTAAGGATCAGCATTTGACCCTGGTCTTCGATCTTCAATATATCCTTTCCATTCTTTTGCTGTGTCCTGAGGAACTCTAATTGACGCTCCACGATCAGATACACCCCAACTGAATTTATCAATTGCCTGAGTTTCATACTCTCCAGTTAATCTTAGATTGTTATTAGAACCATAAGCTTTAATGTGATCATTGTGCCTTGATTCAAATGCGTTGAGTAGTGCCATGAAGTATTCTTCATCCCCGTCAAGTCTCATAATGTCTGTTGAGAAGTTTGTATGAAGACCTGATCCATTCCATTCACCATTTTGAATTGGTTTTGGGTGAAGTTCAATATGGTAACCATAATTTTCAACAACTTTGTGTAAGAAATAACGAGTCATCCAAAGATCGTCCCCCCCTTTTAACTTACCTTTAGATAATATCTGATATTCCCACTGACCTAACGCAACTTCAGCGTTTGTTCCTGTAATATTAATACCATAATCTAAACACATATTTGTATGTTCGTCAACAAACTTACGACCAACAACATTATGTCCCACACCACAATAATACTCACCTTGTCCTTTAAGGCTATTTCTTTTATGTCCTAAAATATTCCCATTAATTTCTTCACGAATAAAATACTCTTGTTCAAAACCAAACCAAAGATCTTCAAAACCTTCACCAATACTTGATCTTTTATTTGACTCGTGTGGTGACCCGTCATGATTTAATACCTCACATAAAACATAAACCGTTGATGACATGTCTTTCATATAATGTCTAACAGGTTTTAAAATACGATCTGAGTTTCCAGTTTTAGCTTGGTTAGTTGATGATCCATCAAAATTCCACATAGGAAAATTCCCATCTAAAAATGCGTTTTTAACTGTATTGTATTCAACAATCTTAACTTTACTTCTGAGGTTAGGTTCTGGTTTATATCCATCTAACCACACATATTCCAATTTAATTTTCATATATTATTTATTTTTTTGTGTTTTTGTCAAATAATACTTTCGTATTTCGTGACCCAAATTCTGATCGTTTGGAAATTTATCAACCATTTTTTTAATAAATTCTAAAATTTTGTTTTTTTCTTTATCACCCATTGTTTTCTTTTAATTCTTCAAATTTTTTAGTTTGTGATATGTGACCAGCAATTCTTCTTTTGAACATTGGAAGTAGGGTTTCGTTTATTGGAAAAATTCCCTTTGAGCTCATATAAAAGATTGGTCCTATTTTTTTGTCAATACCATCGAATGAAGAAAAATTATAAATAATTTTTGAAATAGTCAAATCATTTATAGACTGATCGTAAATTAATTTTACATTTGTCATTTGTTGGGGATTTAATTTAGTTTGTTTTTTGATCACATATTCCCAAACATAATGAGTTTTTTCATGATCAATAAAATAAAAGAACCCTTTAGGATGAATAATGTTTTTTTTGTTTCTTTTAACTTTCATATCCAAAGAATCAAACACTATTGTCCACACTGATTTAGCAATGTTAAAGTACTCCATCATTCTTGGTGCTGAGTACATTAGTATTTTTTTAAATTCTTTGGATTCATCGTCTGACATATCGGGAAGATCTTTAACTTTAAGATCTTTTACCATAATTTCGTCATCAATGTTTGTGAGTTTTTTGTCTGTGTAAACAATCTTATGGTCTCTCATAAGAGCTTGGACATTCATTAAATGTAGTGATAATTCAATAAAACCTGGATATAACTCTAACTTGTCAAGTTTTTCTCCCATCTTTTGGAAATAGGAAAGTAGTTTGTATTCTTTGTATTCTCTATCAATAGGTTTTTCGAACATCCAATCGGTATTCATTAAAAATTCTATTTTTTTTCTTCGTGTCATTAAAAATAAAAATAATGCAAAATATAAAACAAATAAAGGGCTATTGAACCCTCATTACATAATACTCAGTTCCATTTATATTAAAAGTATCATAATCACCATCATAAGAATTTAACATATTACCATATCCGTCAGAACTTACTACCGTTTCAGTTAGTTTATCTAAATCAATAAAATCCATTATAAAGTTTTTATCAAAACCATATATATCAATAAACCCTTGAATGTCGTTTTGGTAATCATCAACTCTACTTGTAATTTCATTTTCAATTGAACTTTCATCATAATCACCTTGTGGGTCATCATTGATTTCTTGAATTATTTCTACCAATCCTTCAATTTTTACTTCAATTTCTTCATATTTTTCATCAGGTAAATTTTCACTTTCTAATCTTTTATTAAGTGAATCTATGTTTGATTGTAGTTGTTGAACTTGTTTCATTTGTTGATTTGATAGTTCTAAAGGTATGTCAAAATTTTCAGGAGAATTTCTAACATCATCATCGTAGAAATCATATAACCAATTATACCATTGTTTATCATTTAAAGCCTCATTGAATGCCCAAGAACTAAACGAATCTATTCCTGCATCATCAATTAATTGTTCAACATATTGTCTTGCCGCACTATCTGCCTCATCTTCAGTATAAACATCATAGGTATTAGGATTAAACCCATTACCACCACCTAACCATTCATATTGTTTTCCGTAACCATAGGTTGCCCTTCCATTAGGATTGATATAATACTTATCTTCAGGAACTTCATTTCCTTCGTCATCTTCAACCATATCCACATCACCATGTTGATTTAAATATTTGTATACAGCTTCAGTTCTTTCAGATTCATCATCTTGGTTTTCAACATTCCATTCATCTTCTCTTCTTTTTTCATCCAAATCTGAAAGTTTTTCATTTAACTCTTTTTGCATTTTAATCTTCCACATAGAAGATCCATAATCACTAACATAAGCATCGACTCTAATTCCATTGAGATTTGAAACATTGGTATGAGAAATGTCTAATCTACCCATTACTCTTACAACACCTGTAAGTGGCCCAATATTTTTATAATTACTAACATTTATTGGTCCAGTAATAACAATTCCCTTACCTCTATACGGCTTTAGGTTTGATATTCTTTCTGCAATTCCACCAACATTTTCCAATATTTCTAAATAATCCTCAGGAGAAATTGAAACAAGGTTTTCATCTTGTTCTACAATATAATTTTTAAAAAACTTCTTTATTGACATACTTTTATAAATATAACAAAAGAAAAATAATTGATTTTTATTTTTTTTGGACTAAAGTTTGTTTGTATACTATTTATAGATAAATAAACCACTTAAAAATACTTATCATGAGTTGCGGATGTAAAAACAAAGCTAATCAACAGGCTCAACAACCTCAAGCACAACCTCAAGCACAACCTCAAGCACAACCTCAACAACCATCAAATGGTTCAAATGTTCAAGAGAATGTGAAAAAAATCATCAACAAATATTATAGAAGATAATATTTTTTGTATCATCGAGATAAGGGTGTTCCGTTGGGACACCTTTTTTGTTTAATAGATATTTATAAAATATGAGTTTAGATAGGGTAAAAAATTTAATAGAATCATTTAATGATGGTGAGTATGAAGATGAGATAAAACCATACTTTAATAACATAATTACTTTTTTTAAATTCATTAACAAATACAATCTTTTAGAGGAACTTGATTTAAGAGAGATTCCTCCTGATGATTTTAGTAATGAGTTGTTTGATTATTTGGTCGATAATGGTATTATGTCTAATTTAGACTACAATTCTGTCCCTGAAGAGTTTATGAATTATTATCTACTACATGGTTTAGAACATAACTACGAAGATACTATTAAGTTTATTACAAGCAACCTTTTAAGTGATGTTGAAATTAGACCTGATGGGTTCTACCTATATTTAGGCAATGATAGAGATGAGTTAGCTGATTTCTTTTGCGGTTCCTCTCGTCGTGATAGTTCTCCTGAAGGTGTTGCAAAACTAGTATTTAGCGAAGAGGGTTTCGTTCACGATTGGTATTTTGATGTTGATACAAAACCATCTGATGTTATTGACGATTTAAATGAAAAAAATACCATTCATTTAAAAGATGCCATTTTTAAAGAAATCGGTAATGTTGAATTATCTTTAGAGGATTATAGCTCTGATTTTTTTGAAAGTTTATCGGAAGAACAGGGAACTGAAGGTTATTTTAAAATTCAAGCTGAAGACTTAAATGAATTAATTAAAGATTCCGACGCAATAAATGAACTATGTAAAAATGATTTAAGTGAGTTAGGTCAAGAATTAAAAAATATTTATTGGAACGCTTATAATTCTGCATATGAAAATGAAATATATGAATTAGTATATGATGGTTTAGATGAATACTTTGAAGGAAAAATTGATGAGGTCCCAAAAGAAACCACCAAATCGGATGGTAAAAAAGTAACCACATACTTAAATTATATTAAAATTAGAGATTTTGTTGGAAACATTAGTTTATTTTTAGAAAACAATAAAAATCAATCATATTCAGATTCATATTTAGATTATTTTGGTAGTTATACTACTTTAATGAAACAACTAATCGACGATCAGGATTTTGAATGTATAGATTTTAGAACTCCTGATTATCCAGATTGGTCTGATATTCAAAAAGAGATAAACGAAAACTTTGGTCATTATATTTAAATAAACTTTATATTTAAATAAACTATTTATTTATTCATTTATAATCCATATCAATTGTAAAAAAAAGATATGAGATTAATTAATAAAAGTTCAAAAAGAGGCATTGTTAATTTATTTGCCGAATTTATTTTATCTAAAATTGATAAAAATAAAGATTCAATAATA